AGCGATACCTCCGAACCGGGTCCAGACGACGTAAGCACTGGATCATCCTCCACCCCATCAACTACGCCAAGCTCTCCCGGCTTCCAGCAGGAACAGGGCTTCGCTAGTCAGGCTCTCCAAACTTCTGTAGCCCACACCCAGAACCAGCTTGACCAACTCGGCAAAGTAATGCCTTGGCCGCAGGCGAATCAGGTTGTTAAGGGAGCGTTAATCTCCATTGGAGAAGAACGTCAAGACCCTAACCTCGCTGAAGTGATGGCCCGCAGCATCAAGACCAAAGACGGTTTTACTTTGTGGGACCATGCAGACGTGCAGGAAGAGATTAAACAGTCGCAGCGAAACATCTTTGCTCAGCAAACCGAGATGCTGAAGAACCAGCAGCTTCGCCAGCAGATTACCGATACTCAGTCATTCAAGCCCATCGCCGATCAGGCGTATCAGGCATATGCGTCTGCGGGCTTTCCAGCCGGTAAGACTGTGTTTGATTTTGCTGATAAAGATGCGCTTGGAAAACTGGACAGTAAAGCCGCCCAGGAGGCTCTCGGTGAGATGACAAGCCTTACGGCCCAGGCTCAAGCCGGTAGTCAGTTTGATTACAGCAAGACCTTCCTTGGTGCCATCGCTAACAACTATGGAACCGATCACAACTCCCTTAGAGCATTCGCCGCACAGGCAGCTAAGGCCACGGCAGACGGGCATCCAGAGTTAGCGGCACAGGCTGAGTCTCAGCGTAATCTCTACTGGCAATCTCTAGGCGGTGTTACCGATGCAGGTACCAAGGGAAATCTCTTTGACGCCTACCTGTCTCGCACACTCACCCCGCAGATGGCGGCAGACGCCTACCACAACGGTAAGCTGAGTGCTACGGACTATGGGCAATTCATTGGTCTCATTGGGCGTAATGACGACCACATCCCCGCAATCATGGATGATATGAGCGGTAAGATTATGAACCAAATTCTGAGTGAGTATGGGGCAGACTCCCCCGAGCATTTACGTTTAGTTCCTGGCGCACAGATGGAATTGATGAACCGGATTCACCAAGCCAAATCCAACTTCTTCTCCCAACTCCCCGGACTACTGGCCGACAAGACTCTCCCACTTATGCAGCAGTATCAAAAGCTGGATGAGATGGGGGATAATATTGTACAGAAACTTGGCAAGCCCATTCCTGCTAAAGCTCCTCCGGCCACTGGCACACCGCTTCCCCAGCGACCTTCTGAACCAATTAACGATCCGCTGGCGGCTAGTGACAACACTGTTCAGGCTGGCCGGTCTATTCTCTCCGACCCCGATCTACGAAAGGCTCTCAACTATATAGGCGTGAGTCCTAGTTCTATTTCCTATGGCCCTGAGAGTAACGGCACTATTCAGAAATTCATAAATGGAATGCTCGCGGACGACGATGGGGATGAAATACGCCACAAACTTAGTTCACTAAGCCGTCTCCGCAGCCAGTCACAGCCGGACTATGATGCAGAGAATGAAGTAGTAAACAACATTCAGCATCTTGATAATGGGCAGATCGCCCAGAGGGCGCACGATGCGGCCCAGAGTATCCCGGGCATTATTGATAACTTCCGCTACAACGGTTCTATCAATTCACAAGATCGGAACACTCTCGTCTCGGGTCTCTCGGCTATCGAGGCCCACGCCTACCTGTTGTCCCATATTCCCCAGAAAGTTTCGGATGTACAGGGCAATCCCGATGCTTGGAAGCAAGCACCTCTATACGCCACCCCGAAGCAACTCATGTCCAACATCAAGACCGACATGCCCACCTTCGGCCTCGATCCTAACAACGCGGCTCAATACAAACTTTATCGTGATACCCAACTACGCCTTAACCAGCAAATGCGTCAATGACAATCAATCCTGTTGATTCTACTCAAAACACCGATCCACTCGCTCCCGAAACTCCTACCCAATTTCCTTCCACCCTATCCCCCACCCAAGACAGCCCAGGCATTACCGATTATGTCGAGGATGCTGGCCGTGGGGTGGTGAATGGGACAGCCGGATTCTTCTCTTCAGCGGGTAAGCTGGCGAACGACGTAGCGGGCCTATTTGGTGGTAGCATCTTTGACGACCAGTCACTTGACGATCTTAGCAACGTAGCCAAGCCTAAGACCTTAGCCGGTAACATCACTTCAGGAATAACTCAATTCCTTTGGGGCTTTGTTCCGGGCTTGGGTGTGGGTGGTGCCGTTGCTAAGGCCGCTGGCTTGGCCGATGCGGCAGGTGAACTCACCGGAGCGGGAGGCTGGCTGGCCCGTTCAGTGGGCGGTGGCATTGCTGACGCGGTGGGCTTTGATGGCCACCAGCAACGCCTCTCTAACCTCATTCAGCAATTCCCCTCCCTTCAGAATCCAGTCACCGACTTCCTGCAATCCAAGGATGACGACAGTTGGGCATCTGCCCGCATCAAGTCGGTCCTGGAGGGCTTTGGTGTTGGTTCTCTGACGGACGGCCTCCTCAAGGGCTTACAAGCCTTCAAGGGGCTTGGGAAGGCCGTGGGTGAGGGAGATGCTCAGGCGGCTACTGCCGTGTCTCAGAATGCCTCCCAGGAGATTGCCCCTATTGCGAAGTCTCTTGGCACGCCTACCGACGCCGCAGCACAGGCTACCGGGACGACAGACGCTTTGACAGGCGGTCAAACCTCTTCAGCGGGCTTACCCCCCGCCAAGCAAATCCCTGTTGATCCGGCCTCCATCCTCTCTAACTTCACCCAACAGGTTCGGGGCAGTGTGGACCCAACCACAGCGGTGCAGAACGCCTCTGCGGGCTTCCTGAATCACGCTAACATTAATGCCCCCACCGATGTTCACCAACTCATGCAATCCATGGTGGATGAACTCAAACAGAACGGCAACCTCTCTACAACGCATTCCAATATCATCCAATCCGCAATGGATCAGTACGCGGCCCAGGGTGATTCGGGAATGGTGAAGATGATGCAGCAGGATTCCGCCTTTGCTGCGGACATAGGTGCCCGCAACTTAGTCTACCGTAACATGAATGTTGCAGCCGCGACAAAGATCATCGCACAGGTAGCCGCCAACGGTGGAACTATCACCGATGGTATTATGAATCAGTTGAAAAACACATGGGCACCAATCGCATCGGCCACGCAGCAGATTCAGACCGGGATTGCTCAGGCTCTAAACGCTATGGCTATTCCCGTCTCTGGCGTCACGCCCGAAGTCTCAGCCGCAATGGACAAGATCGAGAACATCGCCGTTAAAGGCGTGAATGGTCCTGTCCAGAAGGCCCAGGTGAGCGCTCTGCTCCAGAGCCTCGCCACTGAACCAGACAACGTAACCCAGGTCTTCCAAGGCTTGGCAAAGCTGCAAGGTAAAGTGTCAACCGGATTCTGGGACGCCCATAATCGCTACTTCATGTCTGCGTTGCTGTGGGGAGCTAAAACCCAGACGGCTCAGCTATTCAATAACCTGAGCATGTCCATCCTGCAACCCGCTCAACGCATTCTTGGGGGCGCCCTCACCGGTGACACCCAGGCAATGGCTTCAGGGGCCAGGATGTATATGGGCCTACTTGGATCGGCGGCAGATGTATTTCGTATGACCAAGATCGCCAACGGAGTGGTTCAGGATCAGGGTTCGTCCCTCGGGAACGCTTTTCGCCGATTACTTGGCCCAGGCGGTTTAGACCGTGAAGGCATCCCCGATGCACCTGTTGGTGGTGCATTCAGTTGGCTATCTCAGGCCGTCCAGCTTCCAATGAAGATGCTGGATGCTTCGGATAAGTTCTTCAATGAAATCAACGCCCGCGCCTATATGCGGGACGAAGCTATCCAAGCCGCTCAGCGGAACGGCATCACTGGCGACGGATTCGCTCCATTCGTTGCCAACTATATGAAGTCTGGGTATGACGATGATGGTGAGGTAATCAATCAGGGTGCAAAGTCTTGGGCAGAAGGTGCGACCTTCACTCAAGAACTAGACCCCAACGGCACGCCCGTTCAACGCCTCGGAGCATCCGCCCAAACTTTCTTCAACAAAAATCCTGTACTCAAGATGTTTGTTCCGTTCATCCGAACGCCTACTAACATCCTGAACACCGCCATCGACTATACGCCCGGCCTCAACCTCCTCAATAAAACATTCCAGAGCGAAATCAGCAACACGGCTACCAGAGCCGATTCTATCGGTCGAATGTATGTTGGGGGATTGTTCTGGACTTTGGCGGCTGGTTATGGAGCATCGGGAATGATTACCGGAGCGGGTCCGCAAGACCCGGATCAGAAGCAAGCCCTCCAGGCTACCGGCTGGCGTCCGTACTCCTATGTCTCAACAGATGACAACGGAGAGAAGACCTATACCAGCTACAACCGCTTCGATCCCTTTGGTATGATGTTTGGCCTAGCCGCAGACTTCTCTGAGCTAACCGCCCACATGGACGATCAGCAACGTGCAAACCTTGCGTCAACTATGACCATGGCCGTCGCTAAGAATCTGTCGGACAAAACCTACTTCAAAGGTATTCAGGAGTTGGTGGAATTCATCTCGGGTGAGAAAGACCCGGCTCAGTTGTTTGCTCAGCGGGCAGGGGAGTACGTTCCGACGCTGCTCTCCAATGTCAACGACGATCCCGATCTTCACGACATCCGCAGCGTCATGGATGGAATCAAAGCTCGTATCCCCGGACTAAGCGACACGCTGCCGCCCCGCCGCAATCTGTTTGGCGAACCAACGACTCCTCCCAACGGCTATCTGCCATGGGGTGAATCGGCTACTCCGGTAGCTAATGCTATCTCACCCGCTGCGTTCAGCAAGCAGGTAGATGATCCCGTCAAACAGGAACTCGCCAATCTCCAATTTGGATTTGGTAAACCTAGTAAGATTTATGGTGGTATGGATTTATCCAAATGGGTTAATCCTAGCACCGGGCAGGATGCTTATGACAGGCTTCAGGAACTCACTGGACAGGTCGGAGGAGAAGGACACAAAATGTCCGACGCTCTCTCCAACCTGATTGGGAGCCGTGCCTACCAGTCTCTCCCACAAGTGAATCAAGGAGAGAACCAGTATCAGAAGATGAACAATCCCCGCATCCAGGCGGTGAACTCAGTCATTGGTCAATACCGCCAAATGGCAACTTACCAGATGCTCCGTGAGTATCCACAGATTGCAACCGTTATTCGACAACAGAAGGTCGCCGCTATGACGCCTTCAGTTTCTAATTCCCCCATCATGGCGAAACTAGCACAGATTCAGTAATCAATGTCAACTTATTCCTATGTGACCTACAACGGGGATGGAGCTACAACCGCGTACTCCATCCCCTTCGAGTACGTCGAACAGAGTGACATCGTTGTTTCGATCAATGATGTAGTCACCCCGTTCACCTTTCTCTCAGCAACCCAGATCATTCTCCCCTCCGCTCCGGCCTCCGGCTCAGTTGTAAAAATTGAACGGGAGACAAGCATTAGCGGTCCATCTATCACCTTTGCCGATGGGGCAGCCCTCCTTGGTGAAGACATGAACACGGAGGTTGACCAGCTTCTCTACTCCATTCAGGAACTCACTGACACCCAGAACTATTGGGTCCAGTGGATACAGTCTCAAACCTTTAGTGGTGGCGGTGGTGGGGGCGGATCAGTCACCGGCCTCCCTCCGGTGTCTAATGCTAACAACGGAAGTGTTCTAGTAGCATGGGACGGCTCGTGGGCTATCTATAGCTTAGCAGCCTCCCGAAACATTCTCGGCATTCCGGTCAACGGATGTGGTACTGTTGCTGCACTCAATATTGGAACAGCGGCAGGTGAAGTTCCAACCGCCGATGAGCTTGGAGCAGCGGCTTGGCATGGGGTGGGAACCTCCGGCACAAACCTTGTTCAGTATTCCTCCTTCGGTAACGCTGCCTTCGCAACCGTGGGCGGCGGGGTGGGGCAGATTCCCGCTCTCATTGATGTTGGGGGTGGTACTGCCGGTTATGCTGCGTACAGCGGCCAAGCTGTTACCAACGTAGTTCATAGCGTTAACTACACGCGTCTGGACTATCAGACGGCGTATAATGCTAGTGGTGGGGCGTACAGCGGCCAACCAAACGGCCAGGCAATCCCTATTAATACGATTGCCATCGACGAGACTGGTGGTTTCACTATTGGTAGTGGTGGCCAGTTCACCATCCCTGCTGGCGTCTACCTCTTCCGTGCAAGAGTGTTTGCCCGAGCTATCGGGAGTGCAACGATTAGGTTAGTTGATACGGGCGGCGTTGCTCTCTATCCATATACTGATAGAAGTCCAGCCGCCTTGACTGACGCAGCTACTAACGGAGGCGCTCAGTATGTAGAATTGTCTGGAAGGGTTAGCATCGGCTCTCCAACAATTGCCGAGGTTCAAATCCTAGGAACAGCCAACAACTCCAACACGGCCACACTCGGTAGCCCGCATGGGGAAACAACCTGGGGTAATAACACCTTTGCCACCATTGAATTCTACAGGTACAACTAATGGACGATAACATAATCTCCTCCATCTCTGAGAAGCTAGGCTCTCTCACTGCCGATGTGGCATCCATTAAGGGAGACATGACGGACATGAAAGCCTTTGTGCTGTCCCAGAAGTTGCGATACGCCAAGATCGGCGGAATCGTTGTCGGCGTATCCTCTCTTATCTCTGTCATTGGCTGGCTATTCTCTACCTTCCATAAATGAGCAATTTAGATCAAGTCCTCTCTGAACTACACACCGAACTATGCAACCAACTCCTCGCTCGCTTGCGCAGCGGCGAAGCCAGCGCTCAGGACTACAATGTTGCTAGGCAGCTACTCAAGGATCATAAGATCATTGATATCCCCATGGCTGGTAAACCCATCATGCACCTCAGCGATGAAATGGAAGCACAACTTCCCACCTTTGACGAGATGCGTATTACCGCGTGAGTGAGAAACCCAATCCCCTCATAGATGACTTCCGAAAGTTCCTCTTCGTAGTATGGAAGCATCTCAAACTCCCTTCCCCCACTAAACGGCAGTACGAAATGGCGTACTACCTCCAGCACGGACCTAAACGGAAAGTGCTGGAGGCTTTTCGGGGTGTGGGTAAGTCAGTCATTACCGAAGCCTTCGTAGCCTGGGAGCTTCTACGGAAGCCCGAACAAAACATCCTGGTGGTCTCAGCCAGCAAGAGCCGGGCAGACAACTTCACGACGGTTGTTCTCCAGTTGATTTGCGACATGCCGGAGCTACAGCATCTCCAGCCACGCACGGATCAGCGGTGTTCAAAGCTCCAGTTCGATGTAGGTTGTGTCAGGGGAAACACTCATCCCTCGGTAGTCTCTGCGGGCATCACCGGCATGATTACCGGGACGCGGGCCGATCTAATCGTTCCCGACGATATCGAGACCCCAAACAACTCGGCTACCCCATCCCAACGGGAGAAGCTGTCAGAGCTAATCAAGGAGTTTGACGCCATTATCAAACCGGGTGGTCGGATCGTCTTCCTTGGAACCCCCCAGACTGAATCCTCCATCTATAACGTCCTGGCCAATGACCGGGGCTATGACATCAAGATTTGGCCCGTTCGCTATCCCTCCGACGCCGAAGCCTCCGAATATGGCAGCCGACTGGCGCCGGGAATCCTTGAGGATATTCGTAACGATAGGACTCTGATTGGTAGCTCCACAGAGCCTTTACGATTCAGCGAAGAGGACTTGCGAGAGCGTGAGCTTAGCTATGGTCGCTCAGGCTTCCGCCTCCAGTTCATGCTGGACACGCGCCTCAGCGATGAGAACCGTTACCCCCTGCGGCTCTCAGACTTGGTTATCCATCCCTGTGATATCGAGAGAGGCCCAGAGCGTCTTATCTGGTCGGGGACACCAGAGTATGAAATCAAAGACCTCCCCATCGTTGGTATCGGACACGACCGGCTCTACCGGCCTATCCCCCTCCGTGATGAAGCCTACCATCCCTACACCGGAAAGGTCATGTACATTGACCCATCTGGCCGGGGCAAGGACGAAACAGGCTTTGCTGTCGTTGCCTGCCTTCACTCCACGCTATTCCTGCTGGATGCTGGCGGGTATGTAGAGGGCTATTCTCCAGAGACGCTGGAGGCACTCGCCAAGACGGCAGCCAAATGCAAGGTGCAGAAAATCCTTGTTGAACCTAACTTTGGTGGGGGTATGTTTACCTCCCTCTTCAAACCCGTCCTGCTCAAGTTCCATCAATGCTCCGTCGAAGACTCCGAGTATGCAACAACCATGAAGGAGAAGCGGATCATTGACACGCTTGAGCCTGTCCTGTCCTCGCACCGGCTGGTGGTGGATCGTGCCTTGATCCTTCGGGATTGGCAGAGTACACAACACCGCCCAATTGAGAACCGGGAGAGGGATTGGTATCAACTATTTTACCAACTCACCCGGATCACCAATGAACGTCGCTCTCTCATGGTGGATGACCGCCTGGACGCCCTTGCAGGGGCAGTAGCTTACTTCCAGAAGCATTTGGAGACCGACGCCGACAAGTTAGCTACCCGAACCAAAGAACGCCTCTTAGACGCAGAGCTACAGCGGTTTAAGAGGCATGTGGTTGGGGGAGCCCCCAAGGCTATGGGATGGGGCTAAAAACAAAAGCTAGAAGCAGATTGAACGCTTCTAGCTTTTGTTTTTTATAATTACTCAACCGCTACAAAAATACCATCACCAATAGACTTACCTATCTCCTCAACAGTAAATATGCTACGCGATCTATTCTGCATGTCTTTAGTAGTGGAGTGCCAAACACGTTCGCCTTCTACAGCGTAGTAGACACCTGTTGAACGTGCTTTTAGAACCGCCTTCATTGGCTTCTGCACCAACGCTTCAGCTTCTTCCTTATTCAGTTCCTCACACACTCGCTGAGCAACTTCCAGAGTTATCTCAACATAGCTATAGGTCGTTCCGTCCTTTCGCACGCCAATAGCCCGATCCCTCGCATCAAATCGTAAATAAGCGGTCGCTGGCCAGTCTTTATCACTAAAGTATCTCGGATAAGGCTTTGGCAACCGCTCCTTTATAACCTCATACGCCTGATCCACGGTATGTCCAATCGAACCATCATTGCTAACCCGGTAGAAGGTGTTGTTCCAAGCCAGGAGATGGGTAGCCCGCACCAAGGCGATGCTATTCTGCTCCTCAGTATTAGCGGCATGTACGCCGTTTCGCTCCAGGTCAATGACGATCCCACCCTGTGCCAGAATCCAAGTGACCTCATTCAGGTATCGAACATCGGAGATGATAGCAACCGCAGGCTGCTCGGCGTTGATACGCTCCGCAATCTCGTTGACCCAGAAGTTCTCATTCTGGTTTCTACCGGCGCGACCAACGGCTACAAGAATGTCCCGGCCTTTGATCTTGTCGTCATTGTTTGTAATGTCCAGACCTAGATCGGTAAACAGGTCAGCACAAATACTCTTGAGATAGTCTGCAAACCCCATCACTACCGAGCCATCAATTCGGTTAGACAGCCCTTCAGCAATGGTTGATTTACCGACGCGGGCAAAGCCCATGATACCAATGATAAATGTTTTTGTTTTCATAGTTGGTTTACTTGTTATACAGGCTCCCATAATTCCTTTATCCCGGTTTTTCCGAGTTCGTCGTTCTCTAGCGTTTTCTTAAATAGAGTTCCCGAATGGGTATGGTAGATGACAATACCTTCAGGCCGCATGAAGCCGGGAGCGGCTATGCTGCCTTCGGTGCGAAGTTCTCGCATGCAATCCTCTACTGTGTATACATCATCAAGCAGACCCGTTGATAGGATCGGGACCACACGGCAGCAGCTTGGAGGTTCTTCCTTATGCCAACGCTTCACATTAAACAGCGAGAAGCGCTTCTCTGTTAGGCCATATCCACGCTGTATTCCATGGCCCCACCACTCTCCGAAGTGTCGCCCAGGACCAAGACACAGAAGTTCCTCCCGATGCTCAGTAACCCAGACAAAGAATCCGTGGTTATCCTGCTCCGCTGTCAGCCAACGGTTACGACTACCAATGTGCATAGTCACGCCGTCGTCTTCGATGTATATCTGGCCGTTTGTTCCATCAATCTTCTCGGTGACAACAATCATCCGATTGAGTCGAGCGATCTTTTGGAACGAAACAAACGGCGGGACAACCCCTACGCCTGTGTTAATACTGGAGGACTCCATAGCCTTACCTCATGTGTTGAATGTTGATAATCTCCGTGCTGACAGATACGGGCCACCCGAGCCTGTACAAGGGCATCCGCTTCAGTCAAGCCTTTGGCGGCATACGCCTCTACAACCGAAGTCCAGAGCCACTTATCAGGCGTCTCCAGAATCTTCTTGGCCTTCACTGGACCAATCCCCGGACAGCCCTTAAAGCCGTCCGTGGTATCGCCAGTGAGAACCTGGGTGTAGAAGAACATTTCCCCGTCATATTTGGATACATCCTCTACATCCGCAGTTTTCTTACGGATGTTGTGGTGGAGTCCGGGTATCTGATTCAAATCCTTGTCAGCAGTAACAATGATTCGCTCAGTCTTATGGGGTTCAGTAGCCAGAATGCCTAGCACGTCGTCCGCTTCGAGACTTGGATACCAGATGCAGGGATGCTCACTCTCCAGCCAAGCCCTTAGCTCCTCATGCAGCTTGGGTCTACCTCCTGCCGTGCGTTGATGCTTATAGCTAGGCAGAACATCATGCCGAAAGTAGCGGTGGCTAGGATCTGACAGACAGATGATTAGATCGTCCGCATGCAACTTCTGGAGGAGACCAGAGAGGAAGCTATCCGCATCTCTCTTAGTCTCCTCCAGGTTGGCATAGACGACTGTCTGCCCATCTTGATCCCAATCAAACTTACGCTCCTGTCGGCAGCAGGACATGTAAAGAACAATATCCCCGTCAATTAGGAGTGTACGCCTGAGTCTCACTTCGTTGGTGCCGTGGGGGGAGGTGCGGCCGGAATCGGATTGGTTGCAGCAGGTGCAGGAACAACCGGAACGGGTGTAGCAGTAGAAGCAGGCTTCGCCGGAGCGATGTGAGTGACTTGCACAACATCAACATTGGAACCTTGGAACTCAACTTCCTCAGCGCCGTGAATGACGTTGTGACGACTACCAGCAAAGGTGATAGTAATAGGACCAGTAACTTTGAACTTCATAAATACCTTTCATAAAACTTGACAACACGACGCAACTCAACAAGAGTAGCATCTGACTTAATCTGATTTGCTCGGGAACTAACACATAGAACATTGCCCGGCACATAGCCGAGCTTGGGATGAATCAGGTCCAGAGTGGGACTATTAAATGCCTGGGCCTTCCCTCCCCGATTGACTCGCAGGGGGAAAGCTAAGACAGGACAAACGCGAGGGAGTTTGAAGTCCTCCTCCGTCAGGTCGAATGGGATTCCCTTTATCCTTGCCCGACGTTTGGCCCCAGAGAGTAGACGCCGCTTAGTGCGTGTCTGCCCACGTAACGCCAACTCGATACTCTCCAGCTAGGGGGCAGCGGAAGTTAAAGAACTCTCCGGCTAATTTGATGGAGTAAATTCCTTGACGCCCGGCATGTGGAGCAAACTCAGGGCGTACCTGGGTCTGCCATTCGTCATGGACATGCAGCAGGATTTGAAATTGATCTTTTACCTCTACATCCATCAAGGCTTGAAACAGGCACGTAGCCTTTTTCACAATCAACGCTCCCGCCGATTGCAGCAGGGTATTCAGATACGACCCGCGAACCTGTAGCCGCCTCCCATCCAAGCCGGGAAGCCAATTCTTATTCGTCTTCAGGATATCCTTGATCTTATCCTGAAGCTGGCCCATAGCAGGAATCTTGGCCTCGAAGCTGGTACGGATATCCTGCCCACGGATGAAGAAAGAAATACTCTCCTCATTCATGGGCATAAGCTCCAACCGCTTCTCTCGCCGCCACTCATTGATCCTCGCCATCTCCATGGTCGCAGCCTGCCAGCGTTTTGCATGGGACTTATAAATGTCCAATAGCTCTGCACTGACTCCAGCCGTTGCGCCGAGCTTGATATTCCCGGCACCATAGATGTACGCATAGCCCACCGTCTTGGCGATATCCCGAGTCTCTACATTCATTGCCTGCTGGTGGTACTTATGAATGTCGGTGTTAGGGTCAGATACGAGCTTTGCGTACTCACCACCATCAAACTCAGCCAGGTAGTGAGCTAAACAGCGTAGTTCCAAACCGGATGCGTCCACACCCACAAGCACATACCCAGGATCAGCACGAAAGAGGCTGCGACACTCTTTACCAAAGGGGGCACGTACTGCTGGAACCTGTGCCATGTTCGGCGAAAGATGGCTGCACCGACCTGTAACACAGCCATTCGTGATGATGCGTCCATAGATGCGTCCATTCCTTTCCAGCTTTAGCCACGCATTAGACCCTTCGGCTATCTGTCCGATACGCTTACCAATCATTAGGTATTCGTTCAGCAGCTTTGCCTCGGGGAAGTCCAGACCCTCCAGAGTATCATCACTGATCTCCGGCTGTCCGGTCGGAGTAAATACCTCCGGCTTCCAACCCTTCTCCTTGAGCCTCTGGGCGATTTGGAGGCGACTACCGGGATTGAATGGGATTAGCTTCGTCTTGGTCTTCATCTGCTTCACAGCAGGCGGGAAGACCCGTTGTAGCTCATCCTTCAATTCCAGTCGCCGCTGAGCCAGCTTTGAATACAACTGCTCCGCAGCAGCCCTGTCGAACGAAACACCAGACCGCTCCAGACCAAAGATCACGGATTGAAACTCATGCTCCAGGTCAATCGCTGCTTGGCTGTAATGCTTGGACTCAATGAGCTTAAACAGAGCATCATTGACCCGTACATCCTGCCCGCAGTATTCGTGCATCTCGGGAGACCAGTGGTCAAAGCCGTGCTTCTGTTTGTAGTCGCCCTTGAGAACCTTGAGCCGATGGCCCCAAGCCTCCAGGGAGTGAGAGCCAAACAGTCTTGGAGGGTGTTGACGATTCCGCTTATCCTGTCCTATCAATGATCCCTTGTCCGCCCAGATCAGCCGGGAGACAACCAAAGTATCGAAGACAGGAGCATTCGGACGGAAGTGCCGCACCTTCTCCAACGCAGGCAGATCAAACGTCTGGATGTTGTGCCCTATTACCAGATCAGCAGAAGCTAAGATCGCCAGACCTGCCTCAATCGGTGTGTGTCCCGGTTGGTCGGCGAAGTCCCAGATATCTTCGGAGTCGGCGTCTTTAATCCAGAGACAGTGAATAGTGTTGGTATCGTCGAGGAGACCGTTGGTCTCTACATCGAAGATTAATCTCATTCCTCCAACTCCACTTCCACAGTAATCAGCACCTTCGCCGCGACATCCTTTGGATGCTGCTTAATCCGTAACGCAACATCCTTCATGTACTCCTCAACAGCATCCTCAACCACGCGGTCAATCTGTTCTTCCACACGGCAGAGTTCGTCACGCTCGCAGAAGACATGCCCGAAGTCGAATTTTCGTGTTACTTTTTTCATTGGCTATTTTCTTTCAGTTTGAATATCTGTATGTAATACTCCCGCACCACATACCCATTCTCCGTTGTCATCTCATCCTCCACCACCGAGACGGGGCAGAGTGGTTCGTAGCCGGATGCTGCAAGATGCTCAGCGTTCGCCTTGAAGGTGTCGGGATTGAATTCTTTCAACACCATGTACTTAGTACCCTTCACCATCAAAAGCTCCTTTCACTTCCTTAGCATCCTTAGTAGATGGAATCAGTAGCCCGGAGTCCGTGTCATATTCCAGATACGCACACTCCCCAACCTTCTCACCGGCTGGCCGATGCTTCAGTATTCGCATCGTCGTGGGTGAGCCTCTATCCTGCTGGTCACGTTCAAGGCCAATCACCACGTCGCTTATCTGCGTCATGGACTTGCTGCCGCGAAAGTGATTGATAGTAACCCTGGCCCCTTCCTCATGGGGCGTACCTTCGATAGACTTCAGGTGTGCTACCACCAGCATTCGCACCTGGGTCTCTTCCACCAACGACCGCAGACGTGTCATGGTGTTATCCAAGATGCGCCTCTCGTCTCCGTCCTCTATGCCGCTAACGACGATTGAGATATGATCCAGGACAATCGTGGTACATCCGCAACCTCTAATGAGGTATCGTAGACGTGAGATGAGATTCTCTGAACCACACGATCCCCAGTGGTCATAGAGGAACATTCGTCCCGATCCAACAGACGACTCAAAAGCTGTGCGAAGTTCCCCAGAATCCAGAACAGAACCAGCAACGTGTAGGCGCTTGCCCAGACGCATACCAACAAAGCCAAGAGCAGACCTCTCCACAGATTCTTCAAGTGCCACATAGCCAATTGTTTCCTTATGTTTATCATGGAAGTGCAGTGCCGACTGGCGAACGAATTCAGACTTACCGGCGCCAGTACCCGCACCCACCAGAACTATCTCCCCAAGCCTGCAACCTAACGTCGCTGCTGTGACCTGTGGCCATGGGTAGGATATCCCTTTGGTGTTCTTGGGGTGTAGAACACGCTCCCATAGATCGGTCCCGGAAATGATTCCGTCCGGTCGGTATGGCTTAGCATCAAAGACGGCTGAAATTAATTCCTTCCCTCGCCCGGCCACCAGCATTTCGTTGGCGTCCTTTAGAGGGAGATGGCCAATTAATGCTTTACCGGGAGACAGAAGCTCAGCACACTCTTTAGCTGCCTTCCGCCCCTCTTCATCATTGTCGAGGAGGAAGACGACTTCCTTGAACTTCTCAACCCATTCCAGTTCCTTGCGTATAGCCTTAGCTGCCGCAGGAGCGCCGTTGGGAACCGAGACTACAGGCCATTTCAACTCTTGCACCTGGGAAACGCTTAGAGCGTCTAGCTCTCCCTCGACAACAACCAGCTTTCGGTTATCTGCCGCCTTCCAAAGATGTTGGCCATACAGCCCAAGCCTAGAGAAGTCGCCGAGCAGGCTAAAATCTTTATTCCGGGTTCGCACCTTCTGAGCGACGAGAGATCCGTCTGGGGCAAAGCAGTTAGCAACCTGAACCTTTTGCCCCTTCCATTCGCCTGTACCATAGCCCCAAAACTCACAGGTCTTTGCATTTAACTTCCTAGCTGGAATGTCTCCAAAAGAGAGGGGAACGGGACTAAAGTTCATCGGAGGCCGTTTTGTTCCTTCCACTCTTGATATCGCCTCGCCTTCCTCTCCCGAATATGTTTCTCCGCACTTGTGGCAGAAAATGTGTCCATCTGAATAAGATGCCGCAGCATCAGAAGACCCACACCGCACACAAGAACAATGTCTAATAAAGTGTGATTCATTCACGTCCTTCTCTCAAAACTTTCTAAATAGGAAGCCCCACGTCGCAACAACTCGGGACTATCTCGGAAATTACCCAATCCCAAATTACATCGGACACAGAGAATCGCTCTGAACCTTCCTGAAACGTGGTCGTGATCTGTGCATGGCCCCTTCCGCCCAAAGTCAGATAGGCATATAGCACACACATTGGATTGTTCTTGAAGCTTGTTCTGAAACTCACTAACAGTTATTCCGTAGGTTCGTATCTGCTTTGCCCGTCTTCGAGTAATTCCGGGAGCTACCTCCTGAGACATGTAGGCTCCGTATTTTAACCTTCTCTTTGCATACGAACGTCTGGACAGGAAATTGATTCGCTCGCGATTCTTAGCCCTCCATGCCCTGTCCCTAGCTAGCTTCCGAGCCTTTGCTTCAGGACTCTTGCAAGCCATTACCAAACCACTTCATCATGCTGCATCCTCATAATCACAATCATCTTCCCAATCTTCATCCCAAGGCCACAGGAAGCTTAAAATTGCTATGCCTGTGTACCAGAGGTAGAAAGCCGCGATCAAGGTAGAACCGACAAAGAGTATCCCTTTGAGCATCTGTAAAATTATCCTCTTTTCCGTTTTCCCCTTTCCCGCCAATCAGGCAGACCGAAAGCGATGTAAACTCTTCTCTCTCATCAAAGATCGAAGCATCATCTTCCGGTCTGCCCTTCTCTAGTACACCATCACGTCGAATGACGTAATGAAACCCGCAACGTGCATAGCCCGCAGCACGGTGATGGAGGTCCAGGTCTCTAGCGGTTAGGTTTTCGGAGGGTAGGGTATTAGATGCGTGAACGGTGATTTGCGTGTGAGACATTAGGACCGGCGAATCTTGATACGGCCTGCGGAGTCTAGTGGCAGGGGAAGGCCATTGGCGTGTAGATCATATATTAGATGCAGATATCCCTCAGAATCAAAATATGCAACAATATAGCCATTCGCAATAATGTTAACATCCTTATCATCCTGGCTAACAGTCACAAAAACATCTTGACTATCATCATTATTTGCGCCTCCCGCAATCATTCTAACCGACATTCAAACCGCCTTTCACTAGCTCTAAGAACCTAATCAAGTCCTTAGCCCTAATCGTTATATTCCATTCCAAACCATTAAACCGATGAGCAACATAGGGCAGTAACGTACCGCCGCTGTCCCTCACCGCCTGTTCCAAAGCCACATAGATATTCCAATGTTCTGGTTCAACGCGCTTGACCTCACAATGAGTTCCAGCCCATCCCCCAACAACATCGGGACTATCCAGCGAGCCTTGGAATTGAACACCGCGGCGAGCGTTGAGGCCAAAGTTATCCCGAAGGAACTTCGCCCATTCACGCTCGCCGCGTTTACCCTTATCTCGGCTATTCATAGTCAGGGGTAAACACGACCAGACATAGGCCGACAGAAATAGCTATGACTATCCATCCAAAGATTGTCATTGGGAAATTTCCCTCTTCCGGGCATCCGCAACAAATTCCTCCAGTGCCGCCAGTAAGGGGATAGCAGCCTCTAGCGACATAAATATCGCTAATTCTTTTCCAGATTTGCAGAAGCCAAATTTGGGCGGACCATCCCACTCAAAGAACGCCTTATCAGGATGTTTATCCGAATAGGCCCACCGCCCACCGTGTTTTCCCTTGATCCAGTCTTTATCACTGAACATTAGTAGTTTGCATCTCCCGCAGCATCACCGCCGCTAACGTCGGATGGGGCTAACTCCTGCTCCTGGGCGTAACCATCCTCTTCACCGAAGCCGTAGCTATCGGCAGAGCGTTCCGTGTATGACTTCAGGTCCACGACCTGTACAGCCTTCAACCGCAGGGTGAGACCGGCTTTCTTGGTGGCTGGCATGGCGAAGGGTGCCGCTTCAAATGCAACACGCACCTTGGACCCATGGCCAACCATCACGCCATCCAGAGGCTTCTTACGACTGTCATAAATCGGGATGATAATGTTCTTAGGCTCGCCGTCTTTAGGACGATAGACAGCCTTGTTCTTGAACTTAAACAGCATGCCGCCAGCATCGTTGCCGTCTTTATCCAGATTATCCCCGAAGCCTGTAACCAATTCATATTTCAGAATAACGGGTTTCTTATCGCGTTCTGCCATTTCCTTCCGTGCAGCCTCAGCAAGCTCTTGGAGGGAATCACGAAGCTGGTCGGCATCGGCACCTTCGAGAACCAAGTCTACCGAGAAAACTCCATCATCGTGGAATTTGGTATTAGGCTTGTTGACGTGAATGAACTTAGCTACTCCAACCGGAGTGATGATAGTCGGTAATTTCTGTTTATTTGCCATCTTGTTGTTCCTTAAAACTTTCCTTTACTACATTGACCATATCTTCACCTACCGCCAGCACAACAATGCACGGACGGCCAGAAGCGGTCTTGAATTCCTGTGCTGCTATGTTCCATCCCTCCGCAATCATTCTCGGCATGATGCTATCCAAGGCGTCCGCAGCGTTCTTACGCCATGTCAGAGCCGACTGAGCCAACGCTGCTAGGCGTAGCCTGTCAGCCTCCATAAAGGCTTTGTGGGCTTCTTCATCTTCGATCATAGCTCTCCTTCAACGTACTGATTCAAAGCGCGTAACTCCGCTGCCCCATCCTTAGCACGGTCCAACACATTGCGACTCACAGTCAATGAATCAGACACATTAAACCCGTACTTCCGATGCAGGCACACTAGCAACGCTCCCGCAGCCGCGACTTGCTGTTCTGGAGTAAAGTTCTGTAAGGCGGTCAATGCCGCCATAGTCGCTTGCCCCACCTTTGATGAACTCACCAAG